CGAGTACGCCTGGAGATAATTGAGGAGTCGCCATGTTTTTCTCCGTAAAGTCTCAGTTTATCTAAAAAATATTTATTAAAAACTTACTTTACATAGGGGAAACGAGACGCGAACAATTCACCAATCAGGATATTCCCATTTGTCAAGTACCCTAGTTGCCATTCTACTAGTTACAATTCTTTTTATAGAACACTCTTTACATTCATATGAATAAGATGAAGATACTGCACCTCTATCTTTACGAGTTCTGTAAAATCCATCTATTAAATTTTTCATCTCTCCGCATGTTCTACACTTTCTATCAACAAGTAATAAGTGACCCAATTTTAATTGCTTATCAAAATCCATTACATATACTCCCACATATACGCACGATCTCCATATTCATCAACAAACCACCTGTCGCCATCAGCATCAACAAAACTACCAGAATCTAATCCATCAGATATGAATCCAAATGGAGACATATCCTGTTCAATTTGATTTTTTTGTTCCTCATATAATCTCTTTCTTACATCTTGATCCGTGAGTTCTTTAAAATAATCTTGTGCAACTAACCAAGCATAGATAACTAGACACATTGCCAAGTCATCGTTACAACCTTCTTCCGCTTCAAATGAATTATGTTTTTGGATGAATGTTGTAAGTTCTGAAATAATTTCATAATCATTAAGATATAATTTATCTTCCTCAATCATTGTCTTGAGGTTTAGACATCCAACTTTTTTTACGGTTTTGGACATCTTAACGCCAAGTTGAGTTTTCTTTCCAGAAAATCCTTGTCCAACAATTTGCCCTGCTCTACCTCTCATAGAGCACATAAGTAAATTTTTATACTCTAGATCATATTGAAGAATACTTGCTACTTGATCTCCAATATCATTAACTTCGCAAAGTATAAATGCCTCATTATAACTTGAAGCCACCTCTTGTATGATGCTTGGAAACAGCATCGGTTTTATTTCATTGTTTCTATACTTTGCAACGACTTTGTGAGGAAACTGTGTTATATCAATTACAGTAAACGCTGAGTAATCATTTCCTACGCCTCTAGCAACGTCTACAGTGACCACATAGTCATGTTGCTGCTGTGGATCAATATAAACGTCTAATCCTCCGCTACGAGTCTTAGGGTGATCGTATACGAGGGATCTTAATTTGCTAGGAGCAATTAAAGTATCGACAGATCCGAGGAATTCACATTCAAATTCAACCTTGAATTGAGCTTCCGAAGTGTTTGCAATTGTTTGTGCTTTCCAAATTTCATCTCTACCCGGAACTTCACTCCAATGAACATCAGTGAAAATATATTCATTTTTACCGCGCTCAGCATCATGCCACATGCGGTAGAAGTGATTCATACCGTGTGGAGTAGATACAATAATTACTTTTGTTGATTTACCTGAAGTAATCGTGGGATAAACTGATGCAAAGAAAGAATCCGCGATGTGATTTGGAACGAACGCAAATTCGTCCAAAAAGAGGATATTAAAAGACATACCACGAACTGCAGAAGCAGAAGTAGAAGCAGCCAAGATCTTACTTCCGTTCTCCAATTCCAGGGATCCTTTGTTCCAGGAAATAATTCCCTGTTGCATCCACTTTGGTAAGTTTTCATACGCTGTTTGCAAACGATCTAAGAGTTCTCTTGCCGTTGCAGCTTTGTTTGCAAGGATACCTATATTTACATTATCATTGAATACAGCATAATGTAAAAGGAATGATACCACAGTTGTAGACTTACCAGTCTGGCGTGGCATCTTGCAAATATTAAATCTATGTTGATGAAAGTTATTGACTAACTTTTCCTGAAAAGGATACATTGCAAAAGATTGCAATCCTTTGTCAAGAGTTACAATTTTTACATAATTTTTTGCAAAGTATACTGGATCTTGCTTACATTTTACAAACTCAACAATTTGTTCTTGAGTAAATTCAATAGGTGTATTAGCTTTTTTTAGAAGAGGATTGCCAAGATATTGTTCACTCATAAAAATTACCTTTGTTCAATTGCAATTCCAACGACGAAGGGCTTTGTTAATTCTTGAATCTGGGTCTCTTGCTGTTTCTGCTGATGTATTCTTTGCTTTGTGACCTTTCATCCTACTACAAAAGTTTTTACGACGATCTGCTCTTTTTCCTTTTGGATTCTTTTCGGTTACTGCCGTTTGAAGTTTTGAACCTGGATTTTCACGACGATAAGCATCTACTGCTTTTTGACTTAAACCATCAGTCTTATCTTTACGATTCACTGATTGCCAATCTTCTTGAAACTCTACTTGTTCGCCATATGGTTTTACATATTTTTTAGATGGACCAGGAGTAGCAGCATTTCCACCTTGATAACCAATTCTAATAATTGGTTGACCTGGTTGAATTTCAGACACAGAATAATGGACTAATTTAGAATCTGGATAGACTTTTTGAATTTCTGCGTTAATATCTTGGCGACTTGGTAACTTTGCTTGTGGAAAGAACATTTGAATTGCATAATACTTTCCTCTCCACATGAGAGTGATACCAATTACATTACCACTTTCTGACTGAAGTCTAACCATTTCTTCAACTTTTTCTGGTTTTGACGCTGTGCCTTGAATTGGTTCTGGTTTGATCAAATCAATGACTTCTGCAAAAGTATTTCCATTCGCATCTTCAATAGACACGTTTTCTGCTTTAACACAACGATTATACTTTTTACCAAAAAGAGTCTGTGTTCCTTTTTTCTTATATCCAGGCCAACACTTCATTTCATCCATAATTTTATCGACTAACTTTTGCTCTTCCATTTCTCCACTTGCAACATAATCTGCTGCAGTATCAATGTAATCTGCTGCTTTGGTAATTTTTGACTGCACCCATGCCTCAAGATCACCTTCACCTTTTCCAACTTTCATTTGCAATTTTTTCACCGCATCAGCGATAGTTTTAAGTTCAGATCTTGCCATTGAATATTCATGGTCTTTGATTGAAACTTTGTCCCATGCTTTTCCGCCATAAGAACATTCGGATCTGCTTTCTCTTTTGTCGCATAATGGACAATATCTTTGCTCTTCAGTTGCTTCTGATTTGGTTCCCCAATTATCTGCACCAACTTTACGACACTTGACCAGTGCTCCCGATGCATATGCACTTGGCCAAACGCTATATCTTGACTTTACTTTGTGGTAACAAGCATCTTTTTTGCCACTGCTTTTACCTTTTTTGTCTGCTTCTTCGTTCATTTTCTTTTTAGGTTTATCTGTAGAGACATATGTTGGTTTTACAGCACCTGTTTTTTGTTGTTGTCCCGGATCTGCTGCTTTTTTTCTTCTTGCGGCGGAGCGTCTTTCTGCAGGAGTCATCGATGCTCTTTTTGCAGAAGAGACACACTTAGGAGTTCCTTCTCCTGGTTCATCACTTGCACAAGTTCCACCAGTAACAACGTTTACCCATCCAGGTTTTCCATCTTTTGATTTGGACTTACTAAACCAATCACGAAGACCCTCTTCGTTTACATTTACATCTTTAAACTTTTTATGATGTTTTTTAGCATCCGATTCCATTTTTTTCAAACGAGTATAGTAATCTGGAATTTCATCTAAATGTTGGAGTGCAATATCTTTTGCCAAATCATGATCTTTTGTATGTTCATGTTCAATCGGTTCGCCCATATCAAGTTGCTTTTGTATAAAAGACACATCAAGACGATGCTTCTTAGCAATTTGCTCAACCGTTTTATGTGTCTTTAACTTTTGCATTACTCAACTGGTTTTGATTTAGTCTGCTCACCTTTTGCTCTTTTTTTTCTTCCCGCACAATGAGCGCGTTGAGAAAATCCTTTTGGATTTGAGCAATCAATACTCTTTTTATATTTATTACTCCAATCTTCTTGAAATTGTTTAAATGTTTTCATGTTGTTATTGCAGTGAGAATAACTTTAAAAGTTGTACTATTTGAAGAACTAGGATATGTAAGAAGTCTTAAAAATCCAGAATCTATATCAGTTGAAAAAGTAGCGATTCCAACCGGTTGGTTAATAGTTCCATACTCTGCCATATATGTTGTAGATCCATCATGAATGACGTTAATAGTTGTCATGTTATAATTTGATCCTTCAGTAACTTGTATTTGATATGTCGCTGATCTGAAAACACTTGCGTTTAAAGAAGAAATTGAAGTTTCTGTTATTGTGGTTGTAGTGACCACTCCAGAAATTATGCTTCCAGCACCTAAACCTAAAGAAGTTGCAGTGATTATACCAACTGTTATATTTGGAGTTCCGACAAGACCTTGAGAAACTGTTGAAATACCAGCAGTGCTTGCATATCCAGATGTTGTTGCTGATGTAGAAACTCCTGCTACTGACGCATAAGTTGCAATACCACTTGAATTTGCATATTGCAAATTAGTTAATGACGATCCATCACCTATAAAAGAACTAGCGGTTATAACACCTACATTCATTCCCAATGAAGAGGTATTTCCCAAAATTAAAGTTTGATCTAAAGTTTGTGAACCTCCTCCACCTCCTCCACTACCAGCATCTCCTATCCATTTACCTAATGATGCATCATATTTTAAATAATAATTATTTGTTTTAGCAGTATCTCTATCAATATCATCTAAAAATTCCAGACGTGTTTCTCCACCTCCTCCTAATGAGGCAAGTTGTTGTTGGATTCTATTAATGAATAGTCTGTAATGTTCTTTTAGTTGATCTAAAGTTACAAAATTTTGATCTAATGGAGTAAGTGGGTCAGATGTTTTTGTTTCTGGAGGTTCATTTATAATTGATTCATTAATAAGAGTTTCTTCATTAAATTTTTCTAATACTTCTTCAAAATAAGAAATTTTATTTTCAATATCTTTACCTTTATCATTAAATGAATCATATAAATTTTTAATGTCTTCTACTTCTTTTATTTTATGAGATATTAATTTGTCTTGAATCTCATTAATCTTTGAAGTTAAATTTTGAATATCTTCATCGTAATACTTTACTTTTGGAAACGGTTCTAATACAGGAATTTCTGATTTTACTAAATCAATGCTTTCCTCTAACCTTTGAATATCTTTATCATAATACTTTACTTCTGGAAATTCTGGAATTGATGGTATTTCTGATTTTACTTTATCAATGTTTTCCTGTAGTCTTTGAATGTCTTGATCGTAATATTTTACTTCTGGAAATTCTGATTTTACTAAATCAATATTTTCTTGAAGTTTTTCTATTTGATCATCATAATACTTTATTTGCGGTATTTCAGGAATTTCTGATTTTACTAAATCAATAGTTTCTTCTAGTCTTTGAATATCTTCATCATAATACTTTACTTCGGGTAATAATAAGATCTTGTTTTCTAAATCACGTATTTGCTTATCGTAGTATCTTATTTCAGGAACAACAGGAATTTCATTCCTAACGTTTTCAATTAAAGTTAAAATATGATCTAGTTGATCATCATAATACTTTATTTCTGGTATTTCAGGAATTGATTCTTTAACAGTAATGATACACTCTGCTAAATCAATTAATTGATCATCATATGAAATTTGTTCAGGTATTTCAGATCTAACCTTTTCAATTAAATTTCTTAAAGAGGTTATTTTTTCATACAAGTCTGATGGATCAAACTCTTTAAATTCTGGAATGCTTCTTTTGACTTCCTTTAAATTAGTTTTTAAAGTTTTGATGTCTTCATCATAATACTTTGGTAAAGGAATTGATAAAATTTTTTCCTGCAATTCCTGTATTGGATCTATAACTATTTCTTCTTCAATAATATATTGTTCTTCTTCTTGCTGCTGAATATATTGCTCTACTACACTTCCTTTGAATATTTCTTTCGGTGACTTTATTTTTTTATTTAATTCTTTTTCTTGCTCATCTAATTCCTTTTGACGCTCAAACTCTTCAAGAGCCTTAACAGCAATAAGTCTCTCTTCTTCAAACAATTGCGATGGAGATTTTATTTTTTTATTCATCAAAAGAAAAAGTAAGCAATATTGCCTTAAAAATTATTTATGATAAACACATAATATCAAAATTTTATGCTTTATCTGTAGTATCTGTTTGATTTTTTAAAAGTTTTGCAAGTTCAGCAGTTGATCCTACAAACAATGCATTTGTAACATTTGTTGGTGCTTTTGACCTTGCATCTTCATTAACGTCTTTTAATTTTTTCTGCAACTCCATTAATTTGTCTGTTGCATCAGCAACACTCTTTATCAATTGCCCAGCAACTTCATATGCTCTTGGCATTTCGCTTTCTTGTGCTAATTCAAGAATACCATTAATAGCTTCTTGACCTTTTTCAATTAAAGAGTATAAATTTCCTCTTGTATATTCATAATCTTTTCGAATGTCATCATTTAGTTCATTTACCGATGCAAGTTCAATATCAGAACTTTCAGATTTTGTTGAAACAATTTCTGAGTCTACATTAAATGCATCATTTAATTCTTTATACTTTTTTGTCATTTTCATAATTTTTAATTTGTAGTACCACTAAATCCAAAATCATCTCCAAACTCTATTAGATTATTGTCTGCTGAGGTAATAGATTTAACTGGAGCACCTGCTAGGTGAGTGGTAACTGTTGTTGCATCTTTTCCTCTTTCAACGGTAATTGAATTACCACTTATATAAGTTACATAAACTTCTTCACCTTCAATGTCTAGGTACGTTTTATTTGTAATTGAACTAGCATCGTTTAATTGAATGATTGTATCTGTTATTGAGATATCTTTTGCTAAGTTTGTTAAAACAGTTCCTGTATAATTTTTGATTGCTCTTGGTTCTGCAGTATAAACAACTTCTCTTGATGTATTCGTGGTATCTGTACCTGTAAGATAACTGATTGTAGTTTTCTTGATAATATCTGTAGTTGCTGTAGAAACAGGTCCAAATAGATAAGTTTTTGCAGTAAATCTTAAAGTGTAAATTAAAACTCTACGAGTCGTGAAGTTTCCTTCATAATCATCTTGCATGGTGATGTTTTCCAAAACAATTGGAATATCTTTTTTTTCGTTAATTCCCTCTACAAGATTAACTGTTAAATTGTATGATGGTTGGAAATATGGCAAAATTTGCTCAACAATTTGTAGAGCATCATCATTTAATTTTGACATAATGCTCAACTCAAATTGCATATTATATGGAACTGGCATATAAGATTTTTTTACTACAGTTTTATTTGTTGAATCAGCTACTGTAAATTGTTGTGTTGTTGTTACTTTTCTAGTTGGGTCATAAGTAATGCCAGTAAACTCAAATGACATTCTTGGTAATGTTATTTGAACTGATTTATTAAGATCGGGTGACTGTTCTAATCTTGCAAGAAATTTTTGCGTTGGTCCATATGCAAGTGGAACTTTTATAATACTAGTTACTTGATCTGAAGCATTGGTATGCTGAATTGAGATATTGTTAAAAAGTGTGCCAAAAGCAATCACAGTTTTTCTCAATATCTCGTGATAAAAATATTCAAACATTGTTACACTTGCAAATTGATTAGTAATAAAAATTATTTATGTTTATGGTTGACCGAATGGATTTCTTTCTGTAAAATCAACAATTAAATCTGCTTCGGTTTCTATTCCTTCATTATCAGTATATCCATCATCAATTGGGTATGTATCTATTAATCTTACTTCATGGGATGCACCAGAAATTGCTCCAACAATATTTTCTCCTACACTAAATGATCCTGTTACATTATAAACTTCAAGTTCATTAGTACCAGAATTCCAAGATCTTACTCTTGCAGTTACTCCACTTGTTGATCCGGTAACAATTTCGTTGAAAATAAAATCTCCTATAGATGTTGATGATGGAGAAGAAATAGTGACAATAGGTGCTTGAGTGTATCCTGCTCCAGCGTTAGTTATATAAATTGCTGAAATGGTTCCCGCAGCACTAACTATCGCTGTAGCAGCAGCAGAAACCGTAGAGATTCCACTAAAGGTTATTGTTGGGGAAAGTGTATAACCAGAACCACCACTTGTAACTGTTATCACACCAACAATACCATTTTCAATCACAGAAGTTGCAGCTGCTCCACCGCCACCACCACCAATAAATCTAATTCCAGGTGCAGATGTGTAACCGGCACCGGGATTTACTAATCTTACACTTTGAACAGACTGTGCTGCTGGATTGACGTTATCGTTACAAACAACTATACCACTAATCATTGTTGCAATCGCAGTTCCAGTAATTCCACCAACGGGTGCTGAAGATATACCAACTGTAGGTGTGCTTGTATATCCACCTCCTCTATTTGTAACATTGATAAACTTAATACCACCATTAACAACCATGGTTGTTGCAGTTGCAGATATTCCTACACCAACAACAGTTAATTTTTGTATAGATGATCCTATTAAAATTGTTCCACCATCAACACCATCAATATCAGATAATGTATCATCAATAACATCAACACCTGTGTCTATTACTTCATCTTCATATCTGAATAGTTCACATCTTAAGTCATAAGTATAATTTCCCTGCAATTGATAAAAAGGTTTTTCATGTTCAACATATTTAATTTCAAAAAGCCTATCACCTAAAGGAAAATAAACTAAGTCGCCTTCTTTAGGTCTTGTTGAGAGTTTTATGTTCAATTCGTTTTTAATAAGAGGTGAAATATAAGTTTCGAATCTTTCTATTGAAATAGTTAAATTTATTTCATTTGTTGCTTGAATACCAAATTTTGATAAAATTGTTGGATTGTCTGCATATCCCTCATAATTATCAATATATGCCTCTAGAGGATAAGCATCATCAAACTTTGATTGAATAACTTCTCTTATTACTGTTTTTTCTGTGAGATATTTTCTAGGCAAATAATAAATTTCTACACCATACATTCTCAACTGTTCATTAATTAAATCTTGAACAAGACTTTGCTCTCCAGAAGAACCTTGCAGAAAATATGGATTTAACATATAATTATCCTATCATATCCAAAGGTGGCAACTCATAAGTATTAGACATTTTTTCCATAATAATATCAATTTCTCTTTGTGCATCATCATACATTTGTCTTCCGTTTAATTCAACACCGCCAGGTAATTTTACGCCAGTAAATTTCATCATATTTTGCCCCCACTGACGTTTAATCAACGAAGTCAAATATGGTTTTAAAAATGAATCGTTCCAAACTCTAGAGTAATCATTAGGATCAAGTGTGCTGTAACAATCGATAATAAAATATTGACCTTCTGTTACTGATCCCCAATCAATATCTAAATATAATCTATCCTGTCTTTTATTAAATCTAATTTGTTTTTGTGTAGTCAACAAAAAGTCCAAATCTTCAAGGTATGACTTTACCATTGCGTATGATAATAATTCAGTTGTCCCCCAGTAATAAACATCATTTAAAAACAACTGATATTTCACACTAAACATATTGTGTGTAATTGTATTAGATCCATCAAAATGGAATATTTTATTGACACCAATCACATTTGGTGGCATTTGTAGATAATTACTGTTCTCTGTGTATGAGAAAGTTGTTGCAGTGCCAGCAATTGTAGCTGTTGCAGTGACAGTTGTTAAACCAACTACAGAATTATTCCCTGGCGCTCTTCCTCTATCAATATCATTTTGAGTTATTTTATACTTATAAAAAGTCGGGTATACACCATCAAAATGCCTCTCTTGGAAAAATTGAATGGCATCATCAACAAGATCCTCTATTTGTTCATCAGCCACGTTAATTTCTAAAACTGGAGCTCCCAGTTTTCTTTTGCAGTAATTTATGAGTTCTTGTCTACTAGATGGTTGCG